TTGTGAGCCAGTCTTTAAAAAATACGCATGAGAATAACATGCCACAAATTCCAAAAATAAAAAGTTTGCAAATCCATTGAAACTACTAGTAGTCATCTCCCCAGATAATCGGGTTGCTTCAATGAAGACTCTAAAGTCTTTGAAATACAATGCATTTTTACCAGAGAATTCATGAACAATGCTAACTCTTGGGTCACGTAAATTTTGTGTCATATAATCATAGAAAGCGAAATCGACAGTCTCCATCATTTCTTTATCAAAATGAGATTCGAATGCTGTGTAATCTGATTCTCCTACTTCACCAACTTTGCTTAACCAGTCGAATATAAAGGCTGGACGTTCAGATACTGGAACATGCTTAATAAAATTTTTGTTGTCATATTGTTGTTTTTCAATTGCTTTAATTATTGGACCAATCAATATTTTGACTTCATCGGATCTTGAAAAGATTCCTCTTCCTTCTTTGGTGAGTTCTGGATAAAACTCCTCCTTCATGAAACATTTAGAAATCAGATACTTTCTTTTCATTAAGCCATTTATTTTTGCATCTAGTTCTCTGAACTTGATTTTTTCCTTTTCAGTGTAAGTGGTTGAATCCAACCATGTTTCCAAACTTAAATCAATATCTGGAGGTAATGGGTTGAAATTCAACTTCAAAAAGAACGGTATGAATGCAAAGAGCAAATTCTGCACTATCCCTAGAGTCATTGGTCTCACAGAGCCAAGCCTCTTGACTAAAGAACGAGCCATAGTCATGTAATCATCATCACGATAAGGATAGGAGAATTCAGAACTCACAATTGCATTTACACGAGCTACTCTTTTTAGCCGTATCAATGATTGCAACTTTTTAACTAGCATTTCCTTATGGTCAGGTAAAACTGGTAGCTCAGGAAAAGCTGTTGCATCATTGGGCGATAGACCTACACTAATTAGTTTTGTCCGTCCCCTTGGATGAAATCCAAGTGGTCAAACTGTGTTTGTTTATTTGATAGGCAAAAATATTCCGCTACTATCATTGTTTTTGATAAAATATAATTTAAATCATATTTGTCTGAATTAACATTTTGTACTATTTTATTCTGTACACGAATTTTGTCTATGATTTGAGTAATGGTTAAATGAGGATCCATAAGAGCTGGACCAACCATTTCTAAAAATCTCTCATAATTGATTTTATATGTGTCTATTTTATCAAAGTTTACAAAATAACTATTGTCAGATCTTACGATATCAACTATTGCTTCAAATAAAATGTTGTGTTTCAATTTGTAGTTATCATACGCTGAATAACGATGGTCTTCAGTCTTTCTATATGAGAGTTGTTTAAATTGTATATAACCTCGTGTTTCATTTGAGTATGAATCATAATTTTTAATAAATTTTTGTAAACCGATTAGAGCAAAATATAT